ATATCGCTTATGATGTCCTCAGCCGTTTTATCTAGGATTTCATCTAACTCGTTATCAAAATTAAGAGACTTTTCAATCAGCTCGCTTATCTTTAAAGTGAAATCATCTAAACTAGCCACTTACCTTCCACCTTTAAATTAGTACTTTCTAGAGTAAGCTCAAGTAAATGTGAGAGCTCATATGTCTTAATCACTTTATAGATTTTGTTATCTATTAAAATGTATCTCTCACCTTGATATAAAAAAGAATTAATCCTGATAATTCTAGAAACCTTATAGCCACTTCTACTTGCTTCATAAAACTCACTTCTAGTGATATTAGTTGGAATAGCCATCATCTCTTTACTTGAATTAATTTCAAATCTTTGTTTCCCATATTCATCGGTAGCATCACTTACTTTTAATAGAGCTACTTTAAGTGAAAAAGCATTAATCATGTTTAGTAAGTGCTATTTGTTTTAGCAAAAAATCAAAATGCTTAGGTAGCTCTTTTAAGTTTCCGTCTGACTTAAAACCAAAGGATGTAGAAACATAGATAAGAATAAAAGAAGTCACCAAGGGGTCAGCTTCATCGATGAGGTATTTCTCATTAACTCCACTGCCCCTAAGTAACTCCTTGCTTGCTTCAATTAACGCATTTAACTTTGCATCAAGTTCATGGCTATCTAACGGTATCCCTAGTGAGTTTTTAACTAGGTCAAGAACCATTATTCAGTAGGCTCAGTAGTTGGTGAAGCTGCGCCTTTTTTAACTCTTACAAAGCCTTTATAACCGACAACATTACCGCCAGTAAATACACTAGCTTTATAACAGATAATGCCGTCTTTGAATTTATAGTCCGTGCTCTTTCCAATCTCAACGTTAGAGAAGATAGGGACTTCATAGTTAAATAAAGAACCATAGGCAATGCAGTAAGTTCCTACACCAGTTGATGGATCACTTAATGCACTACAATTGCCATTTAAAACATAAGGAATGCCGTCAATTGTTTGATTTACATAATCGATATTGTGGACCTTTCTTCCTTCTTTTGTTCTAAGTTTAGCAAAGGCTCTTAAATCGTTTTTATTGATGATAAGACAAGCTCCATTTTCGATTGCTTCATCTCCACCATAAGCAAAGACGATATCATCAAGGGTGTTTTCATCAATCGCACTAATCTCTAAATCAGCTTGGTCTTTTAAAGCATCTGCCTTATCAGAGAAAATACCAGTAAAGTTATTAGTAGTTCCATCGCCTTTAATGATTTGTTGAGAGATTTTCTTTCTTAAAGAGATGTTGATGTTTTTAATAACCTCTGCTTGATAATTAATTGCAGGAAGCTTTTCTAATTCTTCTGTGATCTCAGTGTAGGCAGTAACTTTAACCTTTGGAATAGTGACATATCCATAGTGAGGTTCAGCTTCAGTATAACTTGCTCCTTCTTCAGTAGTTCCTGCTTCACCGTATGATTTAACATAAGATTTAGTATAAGTCTCACCGCCTTGAAGATTAATGGTATGAACCCTATCAACAAGCTCGCTGACTGGCTTAAATGGATAAGGAGCTAAAGTTGAATCGACGTATTCAGGAAGTAATACTTCGTCACTAGAAACTTTAATAGTTCTATTTTCCATTAAGTCTTTACCACGCTTTTCAAGCAAATCTCTTTGTTCTGCATTGTTTTTAGTAGAAATCATAGGAATTTCTGTCATTTTAGTTAAAGACAATTTCTTTTCAATCATGCTTCTTTCCTCTTGAAGTTTGTCAGTTTCTTTTTCCATCTCTTCAAGTTTTTTCATATCTTCTTCTTTTTCGACCATACCTCTAATTTCAGTAAGTCTATCTTCAATTTCTTTTTTTCTTAAAACTAAGTTCATATTTTTATTTACCTCCAATTTTTAGTTTTAAATTTATTCTTCTCCTTATAAGTTCTTTCTTTTCATTCTCTTTAGCTAAATCCATAGCCCTTAATTCCGACTCCACGAAATCAAGCGAGCGAGAATAAATCGAAGTTCCCTCATAAGCTGGAAGATCAACAATAGAAACGTCATATAAACGCTCAATCGATGTAATCTTTCTTAGTGGAACATCTCCACTTCTATCCCATTCCTGGGCATTAACAGTAAAAGCAAAAGACATCTTATCTAAGAGTCCGTTTTGAACCATTTTGTAGATGTCTTTATTTGTTTGTGTATCAAGTAACTCCGCTCTTATTTTTAAGCCTTTATCATCAACTTCTAGCTTAAGTGAGCCGTTTTTAGTTCTAGCAATCACTAGAAAGTTATCCATGTGATTATATTTAAGAGGGACATCTCTCATTGAGGTGTTAGTTAAAGCGCTTGGCATAATCATTTCTCTAAAACCTCGCTTAGCATCACCTATTAAAGTTTCCTCATTAAATACAATCGCATAACCTTCAAGTATCATTTTGTTTTCATCATTGCTTGTTAGGTTTAAAGTTGCTGTTCTTGTTTCCTTTATCATTTAAGTTTTCCTCCTTTTCTTCTTCACCAATTTGATATTTATTTGCTTTATCGCTATCGACAAAATTAAGAGATTGAAGTCTCTTGTTTCCTCCTTCTATCGGTTCAAGTCCAAGTAGCCCTCGACACTCATTTATTGACATAAGTCCAAGTGACATAAGCTTCTCAATTGCCGATACCTTTGTAGTCCAGCTTGCATATTGAAGTCTTTCACTATAAAAGATTATTTCCGTTCCGTTTTTAAGTTCGTTATCTGTTAATAGTCCTAAAGAAAAAGCCTCACTAAGTTGAATAGCAAGAGGCTCAATAGTCGTTTCATAAAATGCATTAAATTCATTCTCGTTATAAGAGTTAGAAAACACTGGAAGGCTTACTCCAAAGTAGTCAAGAATCTTAGATTGAATAAAATTAAGTGTATCTTTATCAACAAGTTTAGGATCTAAAGAAATAGGAACATACTCGCTTTTTAAATCCATAGGTACGATTGAAGATTTGTTTTTAGATGAACCTTCAAGTGCTCTATTAAATGATTCAACAGCTTTGTTTCTATCTTCTTCTTTTAATAGACCATTTAGTTTTAGAATACCCTTAATTTGAAATGAACTAAAGACTGCCTTTTCTACTCCTTGAAGTAAGGCATCATTAATTCCTAGTGTCTTGAGTAAGGCTTCATGCCTTGATTTACTTCCACTTCCTCCAAAGATGTCATTCCCTGTATAGAACCTTCTTAGATGAATCACGTTTTCTTTAGGAAGAATAAATGACTCACCACTTTCAAAGTAGAACTTCAAATAATAGGTTTCAGACTTGTCTACGATTGGCTCTACTATAATTGGATTAAGCGGATATAAAGCTTTAAGTTCTAATGTATCTTTGTCATAAAGTGGATAGACAAAGGCATTATCATTAAGCAAAAGTAATGAAACCACCTTATAGATAAACTGATAAGGCGTCATATATTCATTTGGTTTGGACTTCAGTAAAAAAGAGAGGTTTTTGTTCCTCTCCGTAATAATTCCATCTTCACTTCTTTTAATGCATCTACCTTTGAGCTTAGCGCATTGACTTGCTATCCTATCAATACATATTAGAACTACATCTGAATTAGTTATCTTCTCTCCAAATGGTGTCAAAGGAAGAGCGATATCATTAATCAAACCTAAAGCATTAAAATTTTCTAATTTCTTCTTTTTTCTTTTAAAAATCACATTAAAACTCCTCCTTTTTCTAAAATTTGAGTAAAAGAAAAGGCTCGATTAGGAGCCTTAAAAGTATGTATTTTTTATTTCCAATCTATGCCAGAAGAATATTTATTTTTAATTGGCTTATAAAAGGAATTGTCAATAATTTTAAAATGACAGCTCTTAAAAGAAAAAGTTGTATAAAAAATATAGGTACAATCTTCCCTGTGCTTTCTAGTTCCTACTGTCATTAAGCTATATACAAGTTCACCATTTTCAATCTTACAATCATCCAAATAGTAGCGATCTTCTTTAGTTGAGAAGTCTAATGCCTTTTTAGGATACCCAGGAAGCAATTCTATTTCTTGTCCGCGTTGAAAAGGAGAATTGAATTCCTTAAAGTGAGAGACTTTCGCTTCGTTTTTCCTTTTTAATTCTTCTTCGTACTTTTGTTGCCACTCCCTTAATTCTTCAGCTTGCTTCTTTTCTTCTTCTTCGATTGGTTTTGAGTCCACTACCTCTATTTCATCGTTGAAAAATTTTGAAAAAGTAAATGTTAATTCTTCACTTTCATAATCATAATATCGAAAGGCTGTAACAATTTTCTTGCTATAATCAATTTTATCTACTTTAAATATTTGTAATTCTTTGTCATCTTCTTCATCTTTTTTCCATCTGAAGAATTTGACATCTTTAATTTCATCTAATGTCATAATGTCACCTTAATAAATTTTACCATAAAACTCGATATTGTCTTGCTATTTCACAATACTTTCATAATCTAACTTATACCTAGTAAGCGTTGCATAAGCAATAATTGTTGCTACAGTTCCATCAATTCTTTTTAGTCTTGAGTTAAGTTTTGATGGTTGGATATTTCCATTAACATCAACCTTAGCCTGAGTATTAGCTAAACACCACTTAATGATTGGATTGTTGTTATAGTTTAATGCGTGGTTTCTTAAATCGGCTTCGAGCTGTTTCATAGGTTCAGATAATGTATAAACACCTTGCCTTATCTTCTCCATTTCAAAGCCCATGTCTTCCATTTCTTTAACCCAATATTGTGAGTTCCAAGGATCGTAACCAACCCAAAGTGGTCTAATATCATAGTTATCAATCATGCTTCTAAACCACTGAGTTACTTAACTAAAATCATTTTGAGAACCATCAGTTAAAGTGATGTATCCTTTTTCAACCCAAATATCATAAGGAACACTATCTTCTTGAATACGTTCTTTTAAAACATCACTAGGCATAAAGAAATGACTTATTAAATACTTCTTACCTTCCTTTTCAACATAAAGAACTGCACAAGTAAGGTCAGTGGTCGAAGAAAGGTCAACACCACCTATTGCATAACTTCCTCTTAAATCATCAAGTTTAAATGTATCTTAGTTTTCAATATCCTTAAAGTTAAGCCATGAGCCATCTTCAGTTTGCTTGATATTAAAATCTTTACAAAGCATCGTCACTCTAGTTGCTAGGTCATTTTTGGATTTGTTCATCAAGTCTTCTAAGTAACTAACTTGTTTAATCTCTCCTAGACTAGGATTAGACTTTATCCAAGTTTTAGGATCAGTAAATATCTCTTCTTGTGAGTCCTGGGTATAAAGCCAAGGAAGTACACGTTCATCATCTATTTCGCCTTTGATAATCTTTCTAGCATATTCAAGTTTAGAATCTAAAAATCCTCCAACCGTTACACCTTCAGTTGTGATAATAAAAATGAGTGGTTCTTTCTTAGTAGACTGAGATTGTTTAATTGCATCATAAACTTTGCTATCGGTCATTTCATGAACTTCATCAATACAGCCAACTTCAATGTTATAACCATCCTTATTTTTAGATTGAGCAGACATCTTCTTAATCTTAGATTTATTTAAAGAACTTCTCTTATCATTTTTCTTTCCAAATTTAATACAGAAGATATTTTTACTAGTTCTTTTCTCTAAAGTTGGACTAGCTTCTCTCATGTTGTTTATTTCATCAAATAAGATATTTGCCTGTTCACTAGTATTTGATGCACAGACAATATCAACACCTTTTGATAAAAAGAACTCTGCTAGATCAATTCCAGCAATAAAGGTTGTCTTACCATTTTTTCTAGCAATTAGAAGAATAACCTCGTTAAATCTTCTAAGCTTTGTATCGCTCATCTTAAAGCCATATGAAACTTGAAGAAAAGCCTTCTCCCATAAGGTGAGCTTAAAAGGAAGCCCAGTAAAAGGAGATTTCGTGTGTTTACAAAAGGTTTCAATGAAATCTATACGAATAGAACCTGGCCTTAAATCAAAGAAATATCTAGGATTAGCAAGGTCTTTATATAAATTATCAAGAGTTTTCATTAACTCCTTACCTACTAAAATCTCTCCATTTTTAACTTTCTCGTAATACTCTAAAAAGTAGTTTTTCATCTTTCTTCTATGGCTTTCTTCATAAATTCATCAAAGGCATCATCGTCTTCACTGATATCGGTATCTAGTATCGAGTTTAAAGTTTTAATGATTCCTTGATAGACACTTAACATTGATAGATAGGACTTTAAGTTAGGATTAGTTCTTGTTGTTCCTTTATTTGAAACTTGAACAGTCCCTTGTTTCTTGATTGTCTTTTCAAGTCCTCTAAGTTCAACAGTAAGAAATGCTACCTTTTTAAGTAGCTCATCCACTAGAGGAAGCTTATCTTCATTACCACTTAAAAAGAGGCCTTTTAGCCTCTCATACTCTTTATAAACACATGTATTAGTTTCATTATTACTCATTTAATTTAACTCCTTTCAAAAGCCTAGTAGGAATTACCATCACACTTTTAAAATTAGGCGCTTTTAAGGCTTTCTGT